AAATCATACACCAATATGTTCGAAGATCTTTGTTTTTAAAAAAAGAAAATCTTTGTTATAGAACACCTGCTGGTGTCAAGGATAAGGCCCCTAGGGCTATTCAGGGAGCAACTCCTGAATTCATATGTTTAGTTGGACCATGGATTATGGCATTACAGGATGCAATAAAGAAAATTTGGTCCTCAAAAAATTGGTGTTGTTTTACTAGCGGCGTTAGAAGTGATAAAGCTGCACAGTTAATTGATGAACCGTGGCAATTTGTTGAAGATGATATTAAAACTTTTGATTCATCCGTTTGTGAGAACCTTTTGCAACTTGAGTTGTGGATAGCTAAGAAATTCGGTGCCCCTAGAGCCGTACGAGATTTAATGCTTGAAAATTGCAATACTCACGGATATACTTTTTTTGGAGCAAAGTATTATGTGCCCGGATGTAGAAAATCTGGTGATCCATACACCTCTCTTTTTAATTCTATGCTTAATGCGTTCATGCACGCTTTCATTATTGGAGATTGGCTGAATTGGTTTATAGATGAGGTTAAAGAACATGTCCGTATGTTAATAGCAGGTGACGACAATGCAATGTGTATTAACAGTGAAATAAGAATACCTTTTGTTTATTGTATGTCCAGACTTGGTTTTTCTAGTGAAGCCTTGTATCGTGATAGCATTTTTGACCTTGAATTTTGCTCTTGTAGAGTTTATGATGTTAATGGACAACTTACTTTTGGTCCTATGCCTGGTAAAGTGTTGTCTAAACTTGGGTATTTAAATAACCCACCAGCTAATGTTACTAGAGAATCCATGATGAAAGGGATTGCATTAGGCCTCAAACATAGTTGTTATTTTATACCACCATTGAGAGCTGTAATTGATTGTATCTTACGCCTCACATGCAGTATTGCAGCCTATGAAGGTCCTGAAACGAAATTTAAAAAAGACGATTGGCACATGAATTTTGTTCATGTTAACACTAAGTTTACCGCTAGTGTTTATGTAAGTTTATTTTGCACATACGGTTGGACGTATAATATGCAGCGCGGTTTTGAAGAGTATTTAGCCAAGGTAACATTTGATTGTGTTCTTAGTTATACCCCAGTATTGTACATTTTAATTGATTTTGATGTCTCTGGTTTTAACTTATTTAAATGTTGACTGAAGTCATCTTTTCTTTTAATTCTTATTTCATTATTCTTGGTTTCTAACCATGTGTATTGTGTTAATGCTAATATGTATTCACGACGTTTGCAACCCTTAGGGCGTAGGCAATTAACTGAGTAAGATTCTCAGGCGGATTAAATCAATCTCCCTCTTTGCCAC